TACACCGAAGGCGAGTTCTGGTCGATGGGATTCAACATCTGTCACGTCAACACCGTTACCAAGTCCGTGAATATGGAGTACGTCCCGGTGACTGACATGGCTGTAGTAGGTGGCGTGTACTTCCACCGAGCGCCCGGTGAGTAAGAGAGGCTGTATGAGCAGAAACAAAGGCCAGCACAAGCGTGAAGCGCGTCAACAGCGCCGTAACGCCAACCGCCATCCCGAGCTGGTAACGGTTCGGGACGACTTCGAAGCCAAGATCGAGCATGAAATGAGCCGGATTATCTTCGGCCCGCTGCAGGCTCGAAACGAAGCTCAGGGTCAGATGATGGCTACCATCCAGACAAAGCGCGTGACCTTTGTGACCGGGCCTGCGGGAACCGGCAAGACCTTCGTTGCTACCAGCATGGCTGCTGAAATGCTGGAGCGTGGCGAGATCGAGCGACTGGTTATCGCACGCCCAATGGTCGGCTGTGACGAAGAGATCGGCTTCCTGCCGGGTACTGAGGCCGAGAAGTACGCGCCCTGGCTCGACCCGTTCATGGACGTTCTGGAAGGCAAGCTGGGCAAGAAGAAGGTCGAAACCTACCTCAAGTACGGCAAGATCGTAGCCAAGCCACTGATGATGATGCGAGGCTCCACTTTCCGTAACTCCTTCGTAATCCTCGACGAAGCGCAGAACACCACCGAAGGTCAGATGAAGATGTTCCTGACTCGACTCGGCAGCGGCTCTCGCGTAGTAATCGATGGCGACGTTGAGCAGACCGACCTTCCGGCTAACAAGAAGTCCGGCCTGGCTGACGCGCTGAGCCGCTTCAAAGGCGAGTCCAGCTTTGGAGTAGTTGAGTTCACCGAGGACGATATCGAACGCGATCCACTGGTTCGTGAGATCGTCAAAGGCTACCGGAAGGCAGCGTAAGGGTAGGGGTGGTGTTGGGAAGTGAAGCTCAGCGCCACCCGACCTCTTAAAATATCTATTTACTAGCTTTACTTGTATTAAAAGATATACGCAGCGAGGCATTGGGAGAGGTCTTCCCAACCCGGCCCCGATCTTCTTCTTGCTACCCAAGACACTGCTCGCTAAGATTGACTCACTAATCAGTTAGTTGATCGGCATGTCCTTACTCACCTCATTCCCTGGATTCGACTGGCAGCCCTACGAGTGTGATGGGTTGGCGGTTAGGTTCGCGCCGCTGAATCTGCTCAGTGAAGAGGCAGAGTTATTCCGCAAAAAGCACTGGGACTATCGGTTCCTACACCCGGCTCAAGCCACTCAGCTCTTCGCACACTGTTATGCACAAGCGAGAAAACACGCGGTTGAGCGACGCACCGATATCTGGGTAGGCCGCAACATGAAGGGCATCAAAGACCCGGTGATCTACAACCTGGACGCTCGCTCGATTACAGGCTTCTGGAAAGCGCGGCAGATGGCAGATCGTATGGGGATGCCCTACGACTTCTACTGCGAGGCGGCCATGCTGTTCGCTGACGTAGCCCGTTGGGACAACCTGCCGACACCTATCCAGCTCTACAGCGACAACATTCCTGAGCACCTGCGCACGACAGACTTCGCCGTCTCGATGCTGACCTACATCGGCTCCAAGTGGCTCGACCGTCTCGGTACGTCGATCCCGTATGCGACTCACGAAGCCTATCTGATCGAGAACTTCAAGGGCGGGGTAGAGCAGGTGGCCTATCTGAACTTCCTGAGTGACAAGATCAAAGAGTCGAACTACCCGGCAGCGGTACTGGCCAGCGTGCTTGAGAAAGGGCAGATCAACCGTGAGCTGGTCATGCAGATTTTCCCGAAGACAGGTAGTTCGCTGTATCGCCAAGCGGAAGTTCTGAACGGTTGATTCACTATCCGCTTAGTTAGTTGTACTATGTGCGTCAATGCAGTATCAAACAGGACTCCGTTATGCAACCCACAACAAACAACATTCTCTCCCTTCGCCCTCGCGACTCCCAAGCCTGCGAAGCAGCTCGCTCGACCAGCAAGCCGCTCGATCCGCGCAACGGTCATGAGGCGATTCTTCGCACGCTGATCAAGAAGAAGGCTGAGATCGCGATTACCTTCCGCGACGGCACTCAGGTCTACGGTCGCATCAGTCAGTTCGACAACTTCACCATCACGATCTACCCGGACGACAACGACGGGATGCCGGAAACCTTCTTCAAGCATGACATGCGCAGCTTCACCCAGGCGACCAGTTCAGCTAAAGAGGTTTGATCGTGTCGGTCGAAGAAGAAATCAAGGACTCACTGGTCGATCAGATGGCTCGACAGATGGGTATGGCCGCTGAGCCAGCCCCGTCTGTCGAGGATGACGACGATCAGATCGAAAGCATTCTCAGCCTGGCAACTCGCATGGCTCCAATGCCTGCAGTTGAAGAGAGCGGAACCAAGTTCACGTTCGAAGCCGAGTTTCAGACGCAGGTTGCAGGTCTGCTCATTCGTGACGAGAAGTTCTACCGTCGCACTGACGGTCTGATCAAGCCTGAGTATTTTGAGAACAAGGCTGAAGCGGCTCTTGTTCACGTTACTCAGCAGTTCCACACCCGCTATCGTCGCTTGCCGGCCACGATTGGCGAATGGAAAGAGCTGTTCAAGGACGCACGCGAGCAGCGAGTGATCCGCGAAGACGACCTGCCGGATATGGTGGCGGCGTTCAAGAAGCTCAGCTCGACCAAGCAGTACGATACCGGCGACTACGCTGCCGACAAGATCGGTCAGTTCGCCAAGAATCAGGCTATCCAGCTCGCATACCTAGAAACCCTGCCGATGATCGAGAAGGGCGAGTTCGACAAGGCTCAGCGTCGGATGGATCAGGCGTTCCAGGTGGGCGCCAAAGCAGTAGTCGAGGATTCCGACTTCTGGAACGACATTGAGAAGCGCACGCAATACCGGCGCGACGTTGAAGCTGGCTTGATTACCAAGCGCGGCATCACGACCGGCATTCCGAAGCTCGACAAGATGCTCTATCACAACGGATGGGGCCGCAAAGAGCTGAGCGTGATCATGGGCGGTGCGAAGAAGGGTAAGTCTACTGGCTTGCTGCACTTCTCACTGGCTGCATCGGTCGCTGGCTTCAACGTCCTGTACGTCACCCTCGAAGTCTCGCGCCAGATCATTCAAGACCGTATGGATGCCAACATTTCTGGCATCGATATGAACGAGCTGAACGCGAAGCTCAACGAGGTCAATCACGGCGTTGCAGAGCGAGCCAAGCTGCGCAAGCCAGGCGTTCTGAAAGTCACCGAGCACGCATCAGGCACACTGACCTGTACCGAGCTACGCCGGGTCATCGAGTATTACCGCTCGATGGGTATCGTCTTCGATATGATCGTGACCGACTACGCCGACATTATGGCTCCCGAGATCAAGACCGGGAACGATATCAACGACAGCAAGCAAATCTGGCTCGGCCTGCGAGCAATCGCTTTCGAAGAGGACGCTGCAGTTCTCACCGCAACGCAGACGAACCGTGAAGGCTTCAAGGCTGACGTAGCGAAAGCTGAACACGCCTCCGACGACTTCAACAAAATCCGTATTGCTGACCTGGTGCTGACGATCAACCGATCTGAGGACGAGCGTAAGAAAGGCGAAGCTCGCCTGTACTTCGCAGCCTCGCGTAACCAGCAGGGCGAGTTCACTCTGCGGATCGGCCAAGACCTGTCGAAGATGCGCTTCATGACCGGCATCCTGGACGTAACGTAAACACCAAACATCGCCGCTTTTTGTGTGCGACAATAAGTCAGTAGATAGTTAGTAGAGGAAGAGACAATGCCCGAGACGTTCGCGCCAATGACTCCGCTGCTAGTGAACTACGGCTGCGACAAGTGTGGAACCGCTATGGTTCCCACTGGCCAAGCCTACTTAACCAATCCGCCTCGATACCCGCACATCTGCCCGAAGTGCGGGACTCGGGGCACTTTTGACGAAAACTACCCGGTCGTTCGCTGGTACAGCCCAGCAGAAGCGTACCAGGTGATGAAACAAGGGGAAGACGTTCATGAAAGACCTGCAAAAGCCGTGTAGCGACTGCGCATTTCGCCGTTGCTCTGAGCCTGGCCGTCTTGGCGGCTCAACTGCAGAGGTCTACATCGGCCAGACCTACGGGCCGTTCCTGATTCCGTGCCATCTGACTTACCCTGAAATGGAAGAAGGCGAACGTCTGCACGACAAGATGCACTGCATGGGTCAGTGCGCCGGCTCTGCGATCTTCCGCGCGAACTGCGGCATGAACGACTTCATGCCATCCGGTATGCCGAAGCTGGAGCCAGATCACGAAGCGGTGTTCAGTTCGCCGGCTGAGTTCCTGGCGCATCACAAAGGCATCAGCCACTTTGAGGCTATAAATCAGCTCATGGAGCAAGGCCCGATGGAGCTTATGCAGATCGAGCTGGAGAAGATGGACGTTGTTCTGCTGGACAACAACCGCATGGTCAAACGCGATTTGTAATCATTCGCATAAT